TTCATCGACAAGAAGAACTTCAAGACTTATGAAGAACTATCACGTAAGTTGGTATCTGTTCTGAACAGTGAGATGGCAACTCCAACTGCTGCTAGCATGGGTGATGAGGAAGAGGAATATACTCCACCAGTTCGTCAAGCTGCTGCTAAACCAGCGGTCAAGATCTCTAAGGCATCAGACGATGGTGATGACGACGAAGCAATGAGTTACTTCAAGAAGATCGCGATGGAAGATTAAACTTCCTCGTAAGTGAGGATAGTTAGGGAGGCTTCGGCCTCCCTTTTTCGTTAGATGATAGCAGAACGTTTGTTCATGTATCGATTAAACCCAGAATCATCATTGCGAATAGGTGTAGGGATTGTGATGTTCTGCTTAGAAGTGTTGTTAGTTGTAGGAGCACTAATGATAACAGGCGCTGGAGCCGGTGTTGCCATTGCTGCACCAGCATTCGCTGCAGATTTAGTAGTTACAACTTCACCAGTTTTTGTTTCTGGTTTTTGTAATGCTAATAGATCAGTAGCCTTCGCGTAACCCACGTCTACTTTACGCTTATCAAAGAATCCTAGCTTTTCATAAGCTGCGTCTTCTTTAATGACATTTTCGATAGCAGCAGTGTCTTCACCTCTAGCAGACATACGTTTTACTTTGCCGAATGTAGACTTAGAGATCTCCTTGTCGTATACTTGCTGCGCACCGGCTGCAGTAGACTCTGAAGTGTATGAAGCTTTGCCTGTCTTAGTATCAAACTCAGCGGATAGAGCGCGGTATTCACTGGCTGTCTTACCACCTATCATAGAGTCTCTTGTCGACGTAGACACAGCAGTAGTCTTGTCAGATTCAGTTCCAGCAAACCCCATATTCGTAGAAGCAGTATGGCTAGCAGTATCGCTTCCTACTGCAGAAGTAGTTGCAGCTTCACGACTTGATCTAACCATCTCACTTCCAGCTTCAGGGCGGAATGGATAGAACGGTCCTATTGAAACTTTCTTGTTGATGATAGGAATAGTGAATGAAATTTCTGGAATTCCAAAGTCTTCAACAAACATAAGCAATTGATCTTTAATCTTACTAAAGAAATTAGCGATTGGAGCAAATAACTCTTTTAGAGGATTGAAGATGTATTCGTTTATAGCTCCACCAATCTGATCTGCTAATTTACCGATAGCATCAGGAATAGCATTAAACATTTTCTTTAGTGGCTTAAAGATGAATTCATCTATCGCTCCACCAAGCCAAACGAAAGCATCTCGAATTAATTCTACTGGGTAGAATATCTTGTCGACTAACTCTTTGAACATGTCTTCTAGATTGAATGAATCTAGAAACGCTGCAGCTTTATCGAATCCAAATACACCAAGGATCCAAGATGTCGCATCTTTAATTAGTTCAATAGGCCCTAAGATCAATGAGTTTACAAATCCTGTGATAGCGCCTTTGATGCCGCCAATGATTCCACCTTCTTCGAATCCAGCAAGCATTCCCTTTACTGTATCCCATACAGTCATGATAACCATTAACGGATACGCAATCTTTCCTATGATATTTGCTGCAGCACTGAATATCTTTCCGAATGAACCTAGTTTAGAACCAATGCTACTAAAGAATTCAAACATTACGCCTATCTTACTTTTCAAGAATCCCATAGCTTCTGCAATAGGTTTGCTAGCTTTTTCAATTTCTCCAAATGATTTGATTATAGGAGCAAAGAATTCTGAAAACCCAGTCACTACACGTGATATGAATTTGCCGATAGCGGTACCTTCGCCAAATAATGCTTTAAATCCCGCGACTGCGTCATCAAAAACTTTTACTATCTTTTGAGCAAACGAACTAAACGTTGACTTTATCATGTCAACGCCAATCATGAACGTTGTTTGTATTTCAAATAAAACGCGTTTAAACTTAGGAAAGAATTCTGATACGTAGATTAGACCTTTTTCAAATGCGCCTGCGAAGAACTTAATTGTTTTCAATTGGCCTTGAATAACGCCAGCTATAGAACCTAATGCTAATGCAATACTAGTTCCGATTAAACCGATACCTCCAATACCAACTCCACCTTCGCCTCCGCCTGTAGGTGCTGGACCTACGGCCCCAGCACCGCGAGTATTCTTTTCAATTTTAGCTAATAAGTCAATCTGTTCTTCTTTATACTTTTGATCTTCTATTTCCTTTTCAAGAGGAGAGTTATCAGTTCCTCCAGCAGTGACTGGCTGCATTGCACTAGTATTTTTAGCAATCTTTTCAAGAAGAGCTTCTTCATGCACAAGCGCCTTAGATGTTTCACGTGCAGCTTCTGTTGGTTTTAATGCAGATGCTATGGTGCCACTACCTGGAAATTTGATGATCTGTGCAGATTGCTTGTCTAGTATGTTCTTCATTTGTTTTTCTCTAATCTTTGTTTTTCTTCTTCTAGGAATTGAACCAACATAGCAACATATATTTCACGCTCATAGGGTATCATATTCTCTATGTCATACAAATTATATTTATGATACTGCATGAGCGCGAAGTTCATCTTATAATGATTTGCAAGACTATCATGACAAAGAGTTACTGAAAAAAACCGTTAAGGCCTCTAATCGTATGTTCATGATGGTGCTTACACACCGGGCAATCGAACTCTATTTTCTTTTCCAGTTTTGGCATTGTCTCAAAGAATGCTTGCACTTTCTTAAACTGATCTTGTGTAAGATTGTTTACGAATTGATCAAGCTCTTCTTTCGTCTGTTCGCTTGCGCTATATACGGAATCTTCGTCGTAGATAGAATCAATGCATTGAATGATAATCTTAAAGATAGACTCGACATCATTTGCGTTGCCGCCTTCCAACGAATCCAATAATGCAAGATCAGGATACTTCATCTTGATACCAACGTTACCGAATAGACTAATGTCAGAAGTGTGTGCTTTATCAAACTGCACTTCAAGTTCAGTAAGATCGATGTCTACATACATCTTTGCTTTAGGATCATTACACTGTTTGCACATGAAAACCAATTCGGAAATTTCTCCAACTGATTTTGCTCTAAGCTGCGTAAAGATGTATTCAATGTCGAACATTGCAATCTTATCTGCATCTAGTTTACCAAGAGTACACGCAGTAATAACATCTTTCAATGTATTGAGCATTACGGTTTCATCTTCGCTCTGTTGTGCAATCAATAAAGCCTTTTCTTCTTTAACTAGAAAAGGTCTGTATTTAATCTTCTGTTTAGTTGAAGGTACAGTCAATTCATATGTCGGTGCCGACATTACTGGTAAAGCCATGATTATTTTCCTTTTCGAATATCATTGAGCATCTTGCTCAATTCAGTTGTGCTACCCACGAAGATAGCGTTATTATTTGTCACTGTAGCCTTTTCGTCATCAGGTTTACCTGATTCTAAAGCTTGCTTTTTCTTATGAAGATCAAGTAACTGATGATTAATATCAGACAAGTGTTTCATCAATCCACCCACGACTTCAAATGCACGAGGGTGTTCGCTTTGCTTTGCGACTTCAAGGGCATGAAATAAAGCGTCTTGCCCCTGATTTAAAATTGAATGCAGATTACTTCTAGTTGTCTCATAATCATGATCAAACGCTTCGTTCTTTTGAACGATAACACTTTCATTATTTGCTATAATATCTACTTTGCCAATAGGTTCTATATCGAACACTTGGCTCAAATTATCATCAATGTTCATATTATTTTGTGTCAGTATTTTCTGCACCTGGTGTTGTTATAGCCGCAGTTTTTTCTTTACTGCGTCCGTAAGCTGAAACACCCAAGATAGCACCAAATGCTAGATGGATGAAACCGCCATTATCAAGAGTCAATGACTTCCACATGTCGATTTGAACACCTTTCAATCTTAGATATAACACAAATGCAGGTGCTACAATAAAATCAAAAATGTTTATCGCCATGTAGGTCCATCCCATAGCGGGACGCCAGAGAGATTGGATCCAGTGTTCTTCGTTCATACAAATATTCCTCCAAAGCCTGTTAATTCGTTCATGCTTTCAATAGTAGACGCCGATTGAACGCCACCAGTAGTAAAATCTATTTGATCTTGAAATGATGCAAAATTGCTAAAGTAATTAGCTGGTATCGTTGTAAATGAATCATATCCATAACTAAAGGATGGGAGTGCTGGAGTAATTTGCCCAAGGTTAGCATCTGCGACTTTGTTATAGTTGCCTAAGGCCCCGCTGACAGCATATTGATATGCTATCGTTACTTGCAATTTCATGACATCTTTGCCAGCATAATCTAATTGTATTGCAGAAATAGATTTTGGATATGCGTTATGTAAAGTGCATGAATAACGATCTGCATCTTGCGCGTCTTGTACTATAATATCAATTGTAGGAGATACGTAAGTTATTGCGTAGTTAAAATCACGAGTCATTGGATTTTGTATTGCATCCATCCAAGAGTCAAAAAATTGTTTGACCATAAAATTAGAATCTACATAGAAACTCAGGTTGATATGTTCATATAATTTTTCATACGGGACTTCTTTTGATTCCCCATAGGATCTAAC